TTCCGTATTGACTCCGCTCCACCACTCCCTCTATTCCTTTCTTAAGAGAAGGGGATGGCTTTTGGTCGGTAAGCCTACCGAGCAGAGGCTCCGCCAGCTGATAGAGCATCAGCAGAACCGTAGTTGGCTCTCGTTTGATTACGAGAGCGCAACTGATAATATTAAGACTGCGTACGTCCAGCGGGCGGTCGAAATTCTAATTGCGAAGGGGGAGGGTTTGACCGATGACGAGGTGAGGTGTCTCCGTGTCCTGTCTAATTTGGAATTAGACCGCGGAGTTGCCACGACAGGCCAGCCGATGGGGAGCCCGATGAGCTTCCCATTACTGTGTCTGGTTAATAAAACCGTCGTCGATCTTGCCCTCACGGACCTCCTGCAAGCAGGCGAAATCCAGTTCAAGGAATGGACCGGTCATCGCTGTCTCATCAACGGTGATGATCTTTTAACCCGTAGCACCAGTAGAGGCTGCTTAGAGTCTGCCATTGCCCGTAGAGGGTCCGAAATTGGCTTGATCGTCAATAAGGAGAAGACTCTGACCGACCCTGAATACGGAGAAATCAATTCCACCGTATTCAAGAACTGTGTTAAACAAAAGAAAACAAATGTTGCTGCGCTGTGGATGGGATCCGAGGTAGGAGACTGCCTTGGTTTTGCCCACGAGAGCACGAGGACCGGTACTGGATTCAGTATGGTCGCTCAGAACAACGCGACGAGACTGGCTCGTCAAAAAATAAAAACAAGTGTAGAGCTTCCTTACTCCAGGAAAATGCTTGTGCTTTCTTGTGGGAAGTTGAAGACTGCCCTCAAGTCTGTCCCGACTTCCAGCGTGCCGGAAGTGACCAATCTATTCCCCGTAGTGGCCGAACCCGACGGCTACGATTTAACTCGCGAGGAAGAGGATTGCGCCATTGGACTCGAAGTCCAAAGGGTCAGAGAGAGGGGGGCTTGGAAAGCTCTCCCTTCCGAGAAAAGAAAAAACACGGCGGCGCGCAAGGCCGTTCGCTCGGAGCTCTGCTCGAGATTGAAGCCGTTCAGTCTCTTGAGGAAGAAAGAACCAGACGGGAAGGAGCGTGTGCTCCTGTGTCTCGCCCGTGCCTGGGAGAAGAAAGTTAAGAATGAGATTTTTTTGGCCGAACCCGTTGAGTACCCTTGTCTCATCGTGTCCGATTTTAGCCGCATCGCTGCTTTCGAGGATGAAATAAAAGCGTTTAAAGACAAAAGAAAGGGAGTCAGGCC